CACGTTCTCCAAAGTTCCCGCAACTATCATCGTCCTTCTAGATTCACCTTCCAAGGTTGACGAAGTTTGGATGCAGGAGATCGGCAAGTGGTACCCACTCGAAGAGTGCGAGCTCTCTAAGAACGGCAAGCCCTACATCAATCAGATCACCTTCAAGAACGGATCGAAGATCATGTTCTACTTCCACCAGCAGGAAGATCTGGTGTTCGAAGGTATCCAACTTGATTATCTCGTAGCCGATGAACCCTTTCCTCGAAGAATCTGGATTGCACTGTCTCGTGGTGCTCGTAAGAAAGGTTCTAAACCAAAGTTCTTGATCATCGGGACTCCGATCGGACAGCCCTGGCTCTATGAAGATCTTTGGAAGGCGGCTGTAGATGGAGACAGAGATGATGTTGGCATTCACAGATTCTCAACAGATGTAAACAAGAAGAACTTAGCAGAGGGCTACCTCGAGCAGTTCTCAAAGAACCTTACCGAGGCTGAGAAGAAAGTTCGCCTAGGCGGTCACTTCTCTCACTTAGAAGGTTTAGCCCTCGCTCACCTCTTCGATCGAAGCCAGCACGTAGTGCCAGCCTTCCCGTGGCCAAACGGTAAGCCGGTTGTCTGCATCATCGACCCTCACTACTCAAAGCCACACACCGTAGCCCTAGTAGGCGCCACAGGAGATGGCCGGGTTTACTACATCAAGGAGATGAGCTCCAAGTCCTCGGCCAGGCAGTTCGCAGCGGAACTCAAAGACTTCTACAAAGGCTTTCGAGTAATCGACGTTATCTCTGACTCCCTTGGTGAAACCCCAAGGACTGGCGGAGACGGCAATAAGAGCTTCTGCGACGTCCTCAGGGACTGTGGTGTTCCCGCTAGGGCTACCTCGTTTGACGAGAAGAACGACGAGGATTTCATCCAGTGTATTCAACAGGTTCTAGAGGTTCCTGACCATCCTGACCAGTTCGGCAGACTGCAACCCAAGTTAGCTATAATGGACGGGAACGAGGGGATCGTCCACGACATCGAGACAGTTACCTGGCTCAAGCATCGAAACATCGAAGGCTTCAAACCGAAGCTGGATATCACATCAAAAGACTATCTCAGTTTATTGAAATACGCGCTCGCGACATCGATCGCATTCGTTGCCGACGTCGGTCGCGTACCAAAAACGAAACGTTCCGGGAAATCGCCGTGGTCCGGTGGTGGCTCCTGGAGGAGAGCACGATAGATGGCAGATATTCAGCCAACAAGTGATCAAGAGCTCGTAAGAGAAGGTCGCACCAAGAAACTACAAGATGATGAATCTTCGAACCTCAAGGTAACGGCATCACTACGCGACCAGCAGCTCGATAAGCTCGCAAATCTTCTTGATGAAAAGAGGATGGGTAACAAGGTTGTCCAAACTTGGTATCGAGCGAACGCAGACCGAGTAGTTTGGTTAGAGCGCCAATCGCGCTTTCTCGAAGAAGTAGATGAGTTCATCGATCCTATCTATGAGCAAGCTCTTGAGTGGTCATCTGTTCTTCACTTACCTACTATCCTCACCGCAGTAAAAGCTTATCACGCTCGTATGTACGCAGCCCTCATGTCCGTGGATCCGCCTTTCACAATGCGTGCTCGTCAGGCTGCAAACGCAGACCGAGCAATGCTTTGCGAAGAGCTCATGCGCTACACCCTCAACGACTGGTGTAACGAGAACGAAGGCATCGCAAACGAAGTTGACCGCTGGCTCTGGGACTGGGTTGGCAAAGGTTGCGGGATCTTAAAAGCTCGCTGGCATAAACGCTTCACCCGCTTCATGGACGTTGATGTTAAACGCGTTGATGACGTGGAGATGCAGATCGATGAGGACACCGGCGAGAAGATCCCAGTTAAAGTCGTTCGTGAGATCGAGAAGGAAGTCGTTAGAACTGAAGAGGTGTTCAACGGCCCGATGCTTGAGAGAGTTCCAGTTGAAGACTTCATCATCGTAGGCGGTGAAGGCGATCCAGAGAAAGCAGACTACGTCATGCAGCAGTTCTGGTTAACCGCATCTGACCTATACTCGTTTGCGGATCAGAAGATCTACCGAGCAGATGTAGTTGATGACGTAATCAAGTCCGGTAAGAGCTATCCGCTAGGACACGACCAAACTGCAGACATCAAGCAACGCCAAGTCGAGAACGCGGGATTCGCGCAACTTAACAAAGAACACGCGCTTGATCGTTACCGAATCATCGAAGCTTACTGCAAAGTAGATGTTGATGGTTCTGGTATCGCATCTGACATCATCGTATGGGTTCACTACGAAACTCAGAAGATCCTTCGTGCGACTTACTTACGTCGTGTGATGCCAACCGGCCAGAACCCATTCTTCAAGATCGACTTTCACTTACGTCAAGGCGTTGAATACGGAGTAGGTTTAATCGAGCTTCTCTACTCACTTGGTAAAGAACTTGACGCTATCCACAACATGAAGGTGGACGTTGGAATCATCTCCTCGATGCCGTTTGGTTTCTATAGACCTACTGCTTCGTCGCTAAAAGAAGAGCGTATGCCTCTTGAGCCAGGCGCATTGATTCCAGTTGATAACCCGCAGACAGACGTAATGTTCCCACAGCTAGGTCTCCGCACGGTATTCGGAAACCAAGAAGAGCAAGGGTTGCAAACTCAGATCGACCGGCTAAGTTCAATGTCGGATCTTAACTACGGCATCCTCGCTGGCCAAGGTGCTGCTCGTACTGCAACTGGCGCTCGCGCAGTCTTAGGGGAATCGTCAAACAACTTGAACATCTATATCCAGCGCATGACACGAGGCTGGAAGCGAGCTCTTAAATACACATGGTCGATGCTTCAATGGCGCCTTCCACCAGGCTTTCAGTTCCGAATCCTAGGCGACGATGGAGACTCTTACTGGAAGACAGTCCATTCTCGCGAAGAGATCGTTGGGATGTATGACTTCGAGCTTGAAGCCAACTCCGCCAACTCAAATAAACAAGTTCAAGTTGAGCAAGCGAACATGGTCGTTCAGATGACCAGCAACCCGATTGATCTCCAACTTGGAATCGTAACTGCATCGGAAAGATATGAAGCGCTTGCATACCAACTCAAAGTCAACGGTATTAGGAACGTTGCGAAGTTCCTTCGTAAACCTAACAACGCGAATCCCCATTACTCTCCCATTGAGATTGCTGATCGTCTGCTTGCTGGTATGGATGTTGTTCTTGATCCAACTCAAGATCTTCAGGGATTCATTGCGCTAGTCCAGCACATTATGGAAGAAGACGACATGAACGGCCAGTTCGATCACTTCCAGCTAGCTATTCTCATGCATAAAGCGCAGGAAGCTCAGGGAATGCTTGCAGCGATGAAGCAAGCGCAGGCGCAAGCTGCAGCCGCTCAACAACAACAGATGAACACGATGGCTTCTATGACTCCGCAGAACATGCAACCAGTGAACGTGTACCAGCAACCAGCACAAGGTGAAGGTGGATGAAGTTAACAGCCGAAGAACAAGAGCAGCTTCATGAGCTAATGGAGATGGATTACTGGCCTGTGATCATCAAAGCAATCGCAATCATCGTGGAGGATCAGAGGCAGCGGATCACCTCAGTTGCGGTCGATAAAGAAGCAGATCTCTTCACACTCGGAATGGAAAGAAAGAAGTATGAAGGCGCACACAGCGTGCAATTTCAGATGGAAAGTTTAAAACGCAAGAAGGAAAAGAAGAATGGCAAATAACATGCTCGATAAACTTAAAGGTGCTTATAACAGCATGGCACGTGGCGGAACGTTCGGCTCCGACGTTCAGAAATATAAGAGTCAAGATGACATCTCATCTCTTGAGCCAGGCGCTAGACCGGCAATGTCGGGAAACGTTCTTCCTTATCACGACCACCTCAATAACCCAGACAAGCTGAACTCAATCGCAGATCAATCACATCAAGACCACAAAGCCGTAACCGGCCAGATCCCAAACAGTGATCCAGACGATCAAGGCTACACAACTTACCAGCACCAAGGTGCTTACTACCAACCAGGCTCAGAGGATTAAAGAAACGGTGAAGTAGATCGACCGTAAACAGATCTAGATAACCCAATAGGAGGTTCGCAAATGGCGGACGCAGATCAACAAGGCATAACCTCCCCCGACACCACACAATCCCAAGCGGGGGTAACCAAATCCGAGCTAGATGCAAAGCTCGGCGAGATTCAATTGCAACTACAAGCAATGAACTCGACATTCCAAGAATCGGTGCAATCGATCGCATCAGCGGTAGCACCAAAACAACTCCAACAACAGAGAATCATCACTGATGATGATCTCTACGACTCTCGAAAACTTGAGAGCAAGGTCCAGGCTCAGGCAAGCCAGATTGCGCAGCAATTTGTTCAGCGCGAGCGCGAGCTGAACTCGATGACGTACAACTTGGCTCAGGATTATCCAGAGATCCAAACGGATCCAGCTCTTCAGAAGTTAGTGAAGGAGATCTTGAACACTCTTCCTTCCGGAATGCAGGACACTGCTCAAGGTTTAGAGATGGCGGTTCTTAAAGCCACTTCTAAAGCCGGCCTTGTTCCAAAGAGCAAACGTGGTGACTCAAGTCTCGATCCGGATGTTTCAGCATCAGGTGCCCGTGGCTCTAGCCAATCACGCAGAGCCGCGAAGCAAGGAAAAGTGAGTGAGGATACTTTGGAGATCGCAGCTCTCATGGGAGTCAACATCAATGACCCAGAGACTGTGAAGCGCATCGAGGGCTACTCGAAACGCGAAGACTGGCTGAAGTACCGATAAGGAGTTGAGAGATGAAAAACGGAAAAGACGTAAAACCAAAAGAGCAACCTAACCACGAACCTGACTTCGACGGCTTTAGCTATGATGAGTTCTTCCAGAATCAGCTGTCATTGAAATCAGCCATCAAAGATTATCTTAATGAGAAGGGCCTTGATTGGCGCTTTATCAATGCCGGTCAGTTTCGCTCACAAGGAAACACTCACCAAAGTCACTGGACGCCGATTAAGTTCGAAAATGTCGAATTTGGTCAGAATTCTGAAGGCTACATCCATCGGGGAGATTTGATCCTAGCAGGCCGTCCAAAACGCATGGGAGTTGCCCATAGGAAGTTCTTAGCCCAGCGAAATGCCCTCCAAAGCTCAGTAAATCGTTCCCAGGCCCAGCAACTGCGCCAATCTATGCGCTCTGCCGGGGTTTCCGGAAAGGTATCTGAGGGTTATGAGGACAACGAATAGGCCCTAAACACAAAGTATCTATACGTTTCTGTAAGATATCTACTGCGACCCCAGGGATGAGCCTTG